GTAAACTGGAAAATTTTCAATATCTCCGATGTGACATCGAAATCTCATTTCGCTTTAATTCAACGCGTTATCATGCTGGTAAAGCAGCACTGTGTTTTTCGCCAAATGCGTCGAACGCTCAAGTCTTACTTCCAGATTTATCATTTGTACACTGTATGTCCTTGCCACATGTTCAAGTCAATGCGAACGACGGGGAGACCGCAATCTTAACCGTACCATTTTCGCTGCCATTTGAATATATCGATCTCAGTGCTCTTTCTACCACTGCGGGCTCGTCTCTGTTTAATATAGGGTCAGTCTACATGTGGATCATGAACGAACTTGGGGCTAGCACGAACGCGCCTGTCCAAGTCACTGTTTTCGCAGCGATGAAAAACGTTTCTCTCGCTGGGCCAACTGCATCACCGAATCTCACATTCGTACCACCGCAAGGAAGCTCCGCACCGCCACCAATTGGCACAGTTTCCTTTGTTGACACTATTTTGGCATCAACAGCAACGACCGGTCTTGTCTTCATGCCTGAAGTCGGAGACTCTGAACAATCACAGAAGAGTAGCCGAGGCTTGGTCTCAGGAATCGCAGAAACCGTCGCGTCCTTCGCGGCACCATTTTCTATGATTCCTGGGTTGGGCTCAGTTGCGACCGCAATCGCTACTGGGGCCAGTGCCATCGGAGGTCTTGCGAAGGCCTTTGGTGCATCCAAACCACTTGATCAATCATCAAACACATTCGTTCAACATCGATTTCCCGTTCTTGCATCTGGAAAAGGAATTGAGACCGCGCCGACACTCGGTCTCTTCCCTGATAATTCAGTTTCGCCATCTCATGAGTACATTGCAGGGGAAGAAGACGAGATGCAGTTATCTCGTATGTTTTCCACGCCAGGTTATATTGGGTATTTTGAAGTCTCTGCCAACGCACCGGCAAACACTGTCATTTTCTCCCGAAAGGTATCGCCTGTCGACTGTCTGTGCTCTGCTGGAGAGAGCCCAATTGTTGATTTCACACCACTTGCATTTTCGGTAGCCGCTTTTGAATATTGGCGAGGTTCGCTTCGCTACCATTTTCAGTTTGTCTGCTCATCATTTCATTCGATCCGTTTACGTATAGCATGGGCCCCACCTGGCTCAGCCATTGATGCCGATCCAAATGAGGTGGTTAATTTGGTTAACCACGTTTTGGACATCAATCAAAGCACAGATTTTAATGTAACAATACCATACTTAAATTCATTACCATGGCTCTCTGTGCCACTTTCGACTGCAAACATTACAAGGTGTACGAATGGAACTATCTTTGTTCAAATCGTCAATGAGTTGACTTTCCCTGAAACGCCAGTTCCTGATATTTCGGTCAATGTGTTCGCTTCGGCGGGCCCGGATTTCCAAGTAGCTTTTCCGACCAACTATCGACTCGTACAACCTATCGCACCAGTACAGGAGCGATATGAAGACATTGTGATCATGCCTGAAGTAGGGATGTCACTCCATG